GCGTTCGCCCCACAAGCTGGAACATTTCCGAGCCTCCTCAAAGGGGGGTAGAGGTACGCCGTACAGCATGCCCCCTCCCACCAAAACCGCCACACCCCACCCAAGGAAAACACGATGAACCCCGACGACAACACCACCACCAGCGACGACATCGACCGGGCATCCAACGCACTCAGAAACGCCCTCGAAGACCTCCACCACCTCATGCGCGAAGCCTGCCCCGGCCCCCACACCATCAAGCAACACCGCGACAACCGGCCCCCCTGGTGCCGCTACTGCCGGCGCCTATCAGACGGCAGGCACATCTGAATGTGGCGCGTCGGAAGACACCAACCCCGCAACATCTACTACGACAACAACGTCGTCGCCGTCACCGTCGGATCCGACAACCACTCCGCCATCCACGCAGCAATCATCTGCGCCACACTCAACAAACAAGAGGCCGAAGTGTTCAAGTCGAAGAAACCCAAACTGGGCGACACCGTCCTCTACAAACTGTCGACCTACGACGTCGACCTGATCAACCGCATCCGCGACACCAAAGGCGCCCACGGATACCAAGCCAACGACGTTCACGCCGGCCAAACCTACCCAGCCACCATCGTCCGGCTCTTCAGCTCAGCCGACAGCGAAGTAGGCACCGTCGAAGACAACCAGGGCACCGTCAACCTGCAAGTCAACCTCGACGGCGACGACAACTACTGGGCCACCAGCCGCACCATCGGCGAAGCAGACGGCACCTACTCAGTGGAGTAGACACAAAGAGAAGCCCCGGCAGGTATCCCACCGGGGAATTTCACTCACCATCCTCAGACTTACACACATGCTTATCCGGCCCCACCAACCCCCCGCAACGCCGACACCTCGTCACCTTCGACTTCCGCCCCGACCTAGCCGGCTCCGGCTCCTCACCCATCAAAACCCCCACCCTCCTGAACTCTCCCCGCGCCTGCCCGGCTCCGTAGCCCCGTACGAACTACCAGCGGGCGCGGGGAGCATCACTCTTTCACCAAATCCGAACGAAACCCCTTGCCCTTACGCCCCAACCGGAACGCCCTCACAGTCGACACCCTCCACCGCGGCGTCCGACGATTCACCGGACCCACACCCGGATCATCAGCCCGCGGAGCCGACCCCACCGACACCATCTTCCGCCACGTCGCCGGCTGAATCCCCAACGCCGCCGCCACCTCAGCCGTCGTCAACAACCGGTCAGGATCCGCCACCACCACACCCTCCATCAACCGGCCCCGGAACGGCACCACCACCCGGTCCACACCCACATCACCAGAGCCGCACCGGGGCGTGTCGGGCGCCCCGGTGCGCACCTCACCGGCCACTATTCGGCCTAGCCAAGACGAAAGCCAACACCAACAACGGCCACGCAACAACATGAGCCCATGCTGGCACCACATCCGACGAACCCGACGCCGCCGCAAAGAAATTCCCGAAACTCATCCGAACGCCCCCGCCTGCCACACAATCGTCCGCCCCGCCTCCGAAGCCCGGAAAAACGGGGGACCCTCCAACCTCACCAGCCACCCCTGATCCGCGCACGCCTCCACCGTCTCCATCGACGGCAGACGGAACCCGTCAAGGGCTTCAGGGTCGCCGTTATACCAGCGGATCACCCGCAACTGTTCCGGCGTCGGCTCCACCCTCATCGCCCACTCCAATCGATAACCTGAAACCGCTTGTCCATGTCACACACGAAATCCACGCCGCCCTGCACGATCACCCGCACCCGGCGCTTACCCGCAAAGCGGGAGGTCACAGCCTCAACCCCCAGCCACCTCAACGGGATACCGCCGTTGTGGGTGCGGAACCACATACCCGGCTCAAAATCAGCCGGAGATGCAAACATCACGCGACGCTCCGCGCGTCTGCCGCCGGAACGAACAGCTCGCCGTGCCCCTCGCCCCGCGCGTCCACCACGTACGACAGCACCCGCGTCGGAACCTTCCGCGACATGTTCAACCGCGTGACCGTCCCCGAAACTTCCTCCTGCCGCCCGCCAATCGCGTGGACGGTGGTGACGATGGAATCCCCGACGTTGAACATCACCGGGCCGCGACTTCCGCCGCAAGCTGCGACTCAATCTCACGGCGATACTCGCCGCTAAACGCATCCCCCGGGTGATGATCCGGACCGAAGTCGCAAGCGCCCACAGACGCGAGGATCGGCAAACCCTCGCCGTCCTCCGGGCCGTCCAGGTCGTACATCGAACACACATACAACGGGTACGCGGGTTTATCGTCCCGGTGATCCGACGAATCAACCTCAGGATCAACGTCCCACTCAAACCGCAACCGCATGACCAAACCTCCACCATGAGAATCAGTGACGCCGTGCCACCTCCACCGCACACGAACCCCCGAACGCTCGTGTGCCGTGGGATAGGAGCGGGGCCTACTCGTCGTCAGCGGGCCAATCGTCTTCCCCCGGCATGTAATGCTCACCAAACAATTCCTGTTGCGCCCGGTCGCCCAAATCCAGAATGTCACCCAACATCGCATGAAGCGGATTGTCATAATCAATCCACTCACCAATGGCGTCACACACTGCCGAACCCACCACCGCAGCAACCTCGAGCCGATCCGTCTGCCCCCGGCCACCCAACATCATCACGAAGTCGTCCCGGTCCCAGCCGGGACCCATGTCATGCTGAACCGCCTCCAAAGCCGCCTCCCGGACCTGGTTTAGCAAACCCTCACTGTTGTCGACGATCAACGTCACCTTGCGCACCACATACTCACGAACCGCCTGCGCGTCAATATTTTTCACAACAACCTCCACCATTGAGCCAATGCAAGGAACACCATCGGCGCCGGGCGAACCCGGATCCGACAGAACCCCAACAGAGCTCACGCCGGCAACGACACCCGCGGAAACCGCTGCCGCTCCCGGGTCATGCCGAACGCGTACCGGGAACCGTGCAACCATGAGCCGCAACCCTCACACTGCGACGTGGAAAACTCGTGCCGCTCACAATCACACTCATAATTGTCCGGCCAACCGCCCGTGATACGGACCTCGCACTCTTCGTCGTGCTCATCGGTGCCCAGGCCCATCGACACACCGAAACGGGCAGAATCGATAGCCGACCAAGGCGCGATACCATCACCCCCATGATCGGCGTCCGGGCAGCACTCGCCGTTAGCGTGATCGAGCATGCAACACTGACACACCCAGATCGTTCCCAGGTCAATACTGATACGACGCATGATCAGATCTCCTCAGTCAGGCGGACAACAGCCCATCCCTCGGTGGTGCAGGTGCACGGATCCTCGTTACCGCATTCCGGCGACCAATTCGCGACAATGGCCACATACACGCCCGGCTCCGCCAGAATGTCCTCAGCGAGCCCCCCGCCGATGAACTCCGAGTTATGCATGATCGGACCCCGGTAGCCGTACTGCCCCGTGTAGCCCCGGGAGAAGAACGTCCAGCGGGGATCGTCCAAACGCTCGTCCGTCAGTGTCGGCGCGTAAACACCCGTCAAGCCATCCGACACGGTCCCGTCCCCATGCACCCGGATCGGGTGATCAAATTCCATGAGCGCGTTCAACGCGTCCTGGGTAACAAGCTTGCGGATCATGGTGGGCGTCCTCCGGTAGCACGGGTAAATCCATAACACCCGCCGGAGAATGGCCCCCGGTGAGTGTTGCTGAATCGGCCCGGACTAGCGCTGCCAGTCGGTCGGAAGAAAGCCCCCCCGCGACAACCATCCGTCGATGGCGTCAAAGACCTCTGCCATACGCGCGGCAGTGTAGTTATCAACGCTCCCATCGGCGTCGATCTGCTGATGGGCGGCAATAACCCGGTCCCGCATGATGCGCAGCGCTTCGTCGATATCCATGGTGGGGGCCTCTCGGGTGGTGGGTGCTGACTTACCCCACTAGCGTACTGCGCTGCGTGGGTAGGTTGCCAGTGTCATATCCCATACACACACACCATTGACAATCACACATACCAATGTCCGACTTGACATGCCCAGTTGCCGCCCCAGTGTCCGAATCAGCGTCCGATTCGATACTCAGGGTCAGAAAGTCCTAACTAGACTCCTAACCAGACGGCTATTGACAATGGCGCCCATCAATGTCTGGTTACGGACAGTGACGACGGAATGTCCGGTATGGGTAGGGGTGTCCAGATTAAAGTCAGACTTTTCGGACAAGGGAGCGCGGAGCGCCACGAGTCGGCGAAAACCGAAAAAGATTAGTATTCCTATTTCACCGGTAGGGTATGGAACTCCCATTCACCTGCGACTATGCGCCTTACTCATCGGGGTTCGATTACTATTCTGATGCGGTAGCCGATTGCTTTGGCGTATCGTTCCATGGTGGGGACGGTCCAGAGTGAATAGCGTCTTTCGAGGTTTGTGACGCCGCTTTCGCCGATTCCTATCAGGTTTGCGACGTCTTTTTGGGTTAGGCCTTGTGTTTTGCGCAGGTCGATGAGGTTTTTCATGGTCCGCCAGGCTTCTTCGGAGCCGGAGTCGATCTGTTTCATTCGCGTTCTGCGCACCGTTCGCAGTTGATGCCGCCTTCGCCGTCGTCGCGCCAGATGTGCTGGCGTTGTTCCGGGTGGCCGGGCGGGTGGTCGGGTTCGAGTTCTAGTGAGAGTCGGTAGCCGACTGCGCGGGCGTATCGCTGGAGGGTGGACATGTAGGCGTCTGTTTGGCGAGTTTCGAGGTTACTGACGCCGGTTTGGGTGATTCCCATCCGTTTCGCGAGTTCCCGTTGGCTTATGCCTTGTGTTTTGCGCAAATCCATGAGTTTTTTCATGAGTTCTCGGCACTGTTGGGCGCCGGCTTCGGTCTGCATCAACTACAGCTCGTCCTCGGGTGCGGGGTCGACGGCGGTGAGGTGCCTCCTGGCCCGTTTGTGGGCTTCGGCCTCGGTGGTGGGGTTGGAGTTGTAGCCGCAGGTGCAGTGGGCGGCTACGAGGTCCCTGGCGTCCATTTTTGGTGCGGGTTGGATGGTGTATTGGTGTGAGGGTTTTTCGGTCATGCGGGTTCCTTCTGGTGGCGCAAGTGGAGTGTTGTGGATCTTGAATTCTCTTGCCCGGTTGATGCTGAGGAGCGGTTGAAGAGTTGGCCGCCGAAACACGACATTGGCCTGTTTCTATCCGTCGGCGATACGTTAACGCTCGTCGGTACGGCGGGAGACCACGCCGATTTACATACACTTTTCGTCGCGTTGGCGGAGGAGTGGCGCCGTCTGGTCGATGGGCCGGATTGGGTGGAGCTGGGCAACCAGTGGTTCTTCGGCGAGGACGTCACGTAGGGCTGCCTCCGTGGTATGTGTGGCCTCTAGGGATGGCCTGGCTTGCCTTGTGGTGGTATGCCGTCGTCGTCATCTTCGGGTTCTTCGAGTACCTGCAGCAGTTTCGTCTGGTCTAGGTGCTCACTGGCATTCCTCGGCGTCGTCCTCGGCGTCTTGGGTCAGTTGGGTGTTGTAGACGGCGACGGCGTCGAGCAGGCCGAGTCCGACGCCGACGATGTAGTTGAGGGCTTCCTCGTACGTCCAGGCGTGGGTTCTGGCGACGGCGATGACTTGTTCTTGGTAGGGGACGCTGAGGTGGGGGCCCCGGTTGCCTCGGATGCGGAGTGCTTCGCGTAGCCATGCGGGGCCGGGGTCTTCGTCGGTGCCGGGTTCGGTCATGCGGTTGACCTTCCGTGGGGATGTGTACCGGCCCGGCCCCGGGTGCCCTGGCTCTGATTGCGTGGAGAGCTGGGGGTTGGGGGCCGGGACGGTAGCCCTCGGGTTCCGCCATAGAACGAGGGCCAACACATTCTGCCACACCGGGACGCCATTGGTCGCTATTGGCCCCGTTCACGCAATTCCCGAATGGCTTTCGCAATAGCATCCCCGGCGTCCCTGATAGCCGCAGCGATCAACTCCCCGCTCGTCGGCGCCCGCTTCGGCGCTGATTGGGCCCGCTCGTACGCCCGCAGGATGGCGTCGACCACCTCAGGGTTGTCGGTGAGGGCGTCGATGATCGGGCGTAGGCGCCTGAGGGAGGGCCAGGTGGCTCCGTTGAGGACGTCACTGACGTGGGTGTGGGAAGCCCCGGCCTGCTCGGCGATCTCCCGCAGCGGCGGATGCCCGGCCCGCATCCGGGCTTCGTTAAGCAGCTTCACGTATTCGGCGTCGGGGCCCGGCCCACTCATGTACGTCTCGGCTTTCCGTCGGCACTCGCATCGAGGGATTGAATTTCAAGATCCGCGCCGGTGGCCTTCATCTCCGCGAAAAGGCACCAGTAGCAGACGAGCTCCCCGCCGTTGAAGGTGTACGCCATCAACTGCGCCGGCCCGATCCACCCGTCACCGTCGCAGACGTCGCAGGACGTCAGGGTGTGCTCGGTGGACGGCTGAGGCACCGGGATCCCCATGAAGGTGCGCTTCGTCGCCATGTTCGGCGGGATGATCGGAAACGTCCTCGGCTCCTCCATCGCGCCACTCTCTCACAACTGCACGCAAAGGAGACCGATGGCCACCACCGCCCACGGCACCCTCGCCGCCAACGTCATCACCACCGTCTCCGTCGAATCCGGGCGCGGCGGCGTCGTCATCGTCAACCCCCAACAAACCGGAATCATCTGGGTCCGCTTCGACGGCATCAACCCCACCCCCGAAGGCCCCGGCACCTACGCCGTCTACGGAGTCCGCGAATTCCCCTCCATGCAACGCTCCCGGCAAGTCGTCGCCGTTGAGGTACGCATGCTTGCCGACACCGCCCTCGACTACTCGGTGGAGGCGTACTAATGAGCGTCCACGAACTACCCGGCACCGGCGCACCCGGCCCTGCAGGCCCACCCGGACCCGCCGGCCCCTCCGGCGGCCCCCCCGGCCCCGCAGGCCCCCCCGGCCCCCCCGGCACTGCAGGCGGCCCCCCCGGACCTGAAGGACCCCAAGGCCCCCCCGGTGCTGACGGCATTATCGGACCCACCGGCCAACCCGGACCTGCCGGACCTGCCGGACCTGCTGGAACCGCCGGGGCCAAAGGTGACACCGGACCTGCCGGCACCAACGGACCCGCCGGCGCCACCGGGCAAACCGGCGCGACAGGACCTACCGGCCCTGCAGGTCAGGCCGGGGCGAAAGGCAACCCGGGTGATCCGGGGGCGGCAACGCTGATCGTCGGCGAGTTCACCACCCGCCCCCCGACGGCACTACCAATCGACGGTTTCATCCCGTCAGGGTTTGATGGGCCGGGAACGTTCCCCGGCGGCAAGCAGATGAAAATCGGCGAGTCCCTCATCTACAGCCCGGCGAACCCGCAAACCCCCGGCGCCGGCCGCCTATGGCAGTACGTGTCAGCCAGCGGGAACCCCAACGGCTGGGTCGACATTGGTCTCGTTCGCGGCCCTGCCGGCGCTACCGGCCCTGCCGGTGTCACCGGACCTGCCGGCCCTGTCGGTGCTGCTTCTACCGTTCCGGGTCCTGCCGGACCTGCGGGTCCGAAAGGTGCCGACGGGCCCGCCAGTACCATCCCCGGGCCGACAGGACCGATGGGTCCGGCAGGCACCACCCCCGGCCCGGCAGGACCTATTGGACCCACCGGTGCGAAAGGCGCCGACGGTGTCGACGGCACAGACGGCTCCGACGGTGTCGACGGCATGCCAGGCGGGGCCCTGCGGCAGACAGCCACCGCCACCGTTACCGCTGTCGGGAACGCCGCCCAGAAACGCACCACCGTCGACCTGGCCCCGTCGTATTTGATCGCCGGGATCTCCACCACCGTCCCCGCCCGGGTGCGCCTGTATCCGACGAATGCGGCGGCCCTCGCCGACCTGAACCGGCCTGTCGATCAGGAACCCGCGGCAACCTCAGAGCTGGCCATGGAATACGTCACCGACCTGACCAAACTCACCTCGACCATTTCCCCCCTCGTCGGCGGCGCCCAAATTCCGCCGTCACCCACCGTCCACCTGTCAGTGGCGAACCTGTCCGGGGCCGCCGCCGACGTGTCAGTAACCCTCACCTATCTCGCCCTGGAGGGCTGAACGTTGGCGCGCAGTTCGGCAATCTACTACCAGGCGTACAACGGCCTCACCATCTACAAGGCGTGGGTGCAGCCAATCTCCACCGCCCTGAACGCGGTAGCGACCCGCACCGCCGACACCGGACAGGTCAACTGGGCGACCATTCCCAACGAGCCCACCGTTGTCCGGGACTACGAAATTTTCGCCATGGGCGGCCCACTACAGGCGACAGCACCGATCTTCATCCGCGTCGACTACACCGGCGGGACAGCCGGCAACATCGCCGTCACCGTCGGCACCACCACAGACGGGGCGGGGAACCTCGGCGGGCTCCTCGTAGCGAAACAGCTCTTGCAGAACTATCCCGTCACCCTCAACTCGTCCACCATCCCGCAGTGGGTGTGGACCGCCCATGACACCGACGGTTCCTACTTCACCTTCACCCACAACCTGGACCCGTCCGCATCCGGGCCTGACGGTGCCGCCATTGTGGTTGTCGAACGCACGAGGGACAACGCCGGTGCTGCCACCGGCGCCGGATTCCACGTCTGGCGGTGGTGGGGATTCAACACCACCCAGCCGTCGTACATCGGCTGTTGGACGAAAACGTTCGGGGCGGCCCAGCAAACCCCGAACGCCGACATGGTGCCCGTGGCAATGTTCCCCGACTTTTGGAACACCAACACCGCCTACATTTCCCCGACCAGCTACGCCTACCCCGTCTACACCTACACCGTCCCGCTCGTTAAAGGCGCGTCGAAAGCCCTGCTGTTCTCCTACCCGTACGACTTCCCTCGAGGGCAGCCGGCGACGGTGCCGCACTACGGGGAGCAGATGACGTTCATTCCCATGTCCGATGCGGTGCCGACCCCTTTCCCGGTCTATAACACCAGCGGGACCCTCAACAACAAAAACATGTCGCCGCTGATCCGCTGGGACTAGGTCAGCCACTTCTAGAGCCTGGGAGGGCTGAACTTTGGCACGCGGAACAGCGAAGTACAACCAGGACTGGGGCAGCCTGGCGTTCTACAAAAACACCTACCAACCAATATCGAACGTCATCAACCTGGCGATGACCCGCACCGTCGACTCCGGGCAGGTCAACTGGACGACAGTCTCCACCGAATCCAGTGGCGTCCGCGACTACGAGGTGTTCGCGTTCACCGGGGCACTGCAGGCCACCGCCCCGGTCTACATCCGCATCGACTACACCGGCACCAACACCGGCGGCGTGTCGGTCACTGTCGGCACCACCACCGACGGCGCCGGCACCCTGGGCGGGCTCGTCGTCACCAAGCAGATCTTGCAGACCTACACCCCCACCCCGAGCGTCACCGACACGGTTTGGGCAGCCTCCGACGGCACCTCCTACTTCACCTTCATGTACAACCTGAACGCCACCGCTACCGGGCCCGACGGTGTCGGCATCATCGTGGTCGAACGGACCCGCGACGCCGACGGGGCCGCCAACGGTGGCGGGTTCCACGTCTGGCGGTGGTACGGGTCCACCAACGTCGTCAGCACCTTCCTCGGCGGCTGGTCGAAAACGTTCGGGGCGATCGGGCAACCCTCCGTCGCCGACTACAACGTCAACCTGCTGGTCCCGGACTTCTACAACAACAACTCGGCGTTTTTGGGCGGCAACTCCTACGCCTTCCCCGTCTACACCTACACCCCGCCAGTGACGGCGAGGGGGGCGTCGAAGGCGTTGATGTTCGCCTACCAGTACGACTTCCCCCGAGGTCAGGCTGTCACCGTCACCCACTTCGGGGAGCAGATGACATTCATTCCCCTCGCCGATGCGGTGCCGCTGACGTTGCCCGTCGCCCAGGCCGCGAACGCATCGACGACGAAACCTTTGTCGCCGATGCTGCGCTGGGATTAAGGGGGGCCAGGCTGTGGCGCGTGGTGCATTCACCTACCAGCAGTACGCCAACTCGCTGGCGGCGTACAAAAACTGCTACCAGACGATATCGAATGCCATCAACCTGGCGGGGGTGAAAACCGCCGACACCGGGCAGGTCAACTGGGCTTCGGTTGCCACCGAACCGACTGGGTTCCGCGACTATGAAGTGTTCGCGCTGGGTGGGCCTCTACAGGCGACGGCGCCGATCTTCATCCGGTTCGACTACGTCGGCGGCTCCAGCGCCCCCGGCGGCGTGCACGTCACCGTCGGCACCACCACCGACGGCGCCGGGAACTTGGGCGGGCTGCTCATCGCGAGGCTGGCCCTGCAAACCCACGTCATCAACACCTCCACCACCCATTGGGTGTGGGCCGCCTCCGACCAAGGCTCCTACTTCACCTTCCAATACGCCCTCGACCCTGCCGCCACCGGCTCCGACGGTGTAGGAATTTTCATCCTCGAGCGAACCCGTAACGCTGACGGCGCCGCAAACGGTAACGGGTTCACCTGCTGGCGGTGGCAGGCGAACGCGCTGACCAACTGCGTCTACCAGGGCCAAGCCGGGAAAATGTTCGGTGCCGGCCCGCAGCCCGCGAACGCCGACTTCAACACCTGTGTCCTCATCCCCGACCTTCAAAACAACTACGTCACCTCCGCTACCGGGGGTGTCACCTACGCCTTCCCCGTGCACACCTACACGCCACCGTCGAAGGTTGGCGGGCCGTCGAAGGCGCTACTGCTCGCCTACAGGGGCGACTTCCCGCGCGGGCAACAGGTCACCGTCAACCATTACGGCGAGGACATGACGTTCATCCCTCTCGCCGACGCCGTCAACCATCCAGTTCCATACATGGTCGGCACCTACTACAGCGACAGCTACCGGGACATGGCCCCGCTGCTCCGCTGGGACTAGAAGGGGGGTTCGTCTATGGCCACATACGCCACAGGTATCGACACATATCGGCCTGCCATATCCGTGCGGGCCCCCACTACCGTCGTTGTCATTCCGCGGGCCCCCACCTTCGCCCGTACCTTCCTTGCCGGTGCCCCGATTATTGCGTCGGGGGCTGTTTCGGCGCGGGCCTTCGTTGCCGGCTCCAGCTCACCCGGCATCAACATTCCCTTCACCCACTCGTTCGGCACCGCCCGGACCGAAGGTGGCGGCGGTGCGGTCACCCGGCCCCTGGTGGGGTTGCTGCACCCACCAGACAGGCGCGGCAACCGTCAACAAGCAGCAACCCCATAAAAGGAGACCCGACAATGGCTGGACGACCGAGGGGTGCCGGAGCCCCCACCGCACTGAAACTCCTCCGCGGGGAACGCAACACCCGAATCAACCATGATGAGCCCGTCCCCGACGACGGCATCCCCGAATGCCCCACCGACAACCCTGAGGTGCAGGAGGTGTGGGACTACACCATCAAGCAGCTCATTATCATGCGCACCATCACCATGGCCGACAGGGACGCCCTGTACACCTACTGTGAACAGATCGTCCAGTACCGGCATGCGGCGGAAATGGTGCGTGAGGACGGGCCGATCATCCTGGGTGGTACCGGCCCGAAGCGGCACCCCGGGCTCGCCATCATGCGCGAATCGGCGTCGATCATCAAAATGTTCGGTCACGCATTCGGGCTAACCCCGTCGGCGCGGACTGCGATCAAGGTTGCCGACCAGCAGCCGAAACGCACGGAGGCGGGGGCGTCACGGCTCCTCTCCGGCTAGATCCTCACCGACGAGGGTGGCGCTGATGTAATCGCCGTCGAGAACGACATAGATGCCGAACTCTTGGGCGCCGAGCGCTTCAGCCCAGTCGATGAAGCGCTCGAGTCGCGGGTTGACGGTGCCCCTGCCGGATTCGAGTTCGGTAATCCAGGTGCGGGTTTTCCCCATTTTCAGGCCTAGTTCCGCCCCGCTTAGTCCTCGCCTGAGGCGGTTGGCGCGTAGGGCGTCGGTGACGGGTGCGAGTTTGCCGTTCAAGTCCATCTATGTGCCCTTTCGCTTTCACTCACTAGGTGAACGCGGGCAGTGGCGTCCCGGTGACGTCCAGTGTTGGCATTCACTCGTTCGAGGTCGATCCTAGAAGTCCGGGCGGGGGTGAACCCTCATGCCGAAAAGACTTCCTCCGTGCGGAAGAACCTTCGACGACATGGTGTGCGGCGACGTCGGAGACCACCTGTGTAAACCCCGCTCCGCGCACATTCAGGCATTCTTCGCCGAAATCCTGGTCCACACGAAAGGGCGTTGGTCGCGGACGCCGTTCTACCTGCTCGACTGGCAGGTCAACGACATCATGGAGCCGCTGTTCGCCGAAGTGACCTGGTCTAAGGAGTTTGAGCGGTATGTCCGCCGTTACCGTCTTGCGTGGATTGAGGTTGCGCGCAAAAACGGCAAATCGGAACTACTGGCAGGCATCGCACTGTACCTCCTCGTAGCGGACGACGAAGAGGGGGCCGAAATCTACGGGTGCGCCGTCGACCGCGACCAGGCACGCAAGGTCTACGACGTCGCTGAACGGATGGTCCAGCTGAGTCCAATTCTGAGCGCCCGGCTTAAGATCAACAAGCAGGCCAAACGAATCTACGACACGAGCACCGGTTCGTACTACGAGGCCCTTGCTTCCGATGCTGGGGGAAATCTCGGGCACAATCCACATGGCATCGTGTTTGACGAGGTGCTCACTCAGAAAAACGCTGACCTGTGGAACGCCATGCGTACTGGCATGGGTGCACGCGACCAGCCGCTCATGGTGGCGGCGACCACTGCCGGGGCTGACCCCCAAAGTTTCGGCAAGACTGAGCACGACGAGATGCAGAAGATCGCCGACGATCCCGAGCGGGCCCGGCACATTTTCGTCTACCTTCGCAACCTCCCCGCCGACGCCGACCCCTGGGACGAAAACCTCTGGCCCCAAGCCAACCCCGCCCTCGGACAATTCCTGTCACTCCAATCCCTACGCGACGAAGCCCAGGAAGCAAAAAACGACCCGGGCAAGGAAAACGCCTTCCGCCAGTTCCGCCTCAACCAGTGGGTGTCGCAGTCCTCGAGGTGGATGCCGATGCACCTGTGGGACAAATGCACCGGCGACCTGTGGCTCAACCCGCACTGGCACAACAACCCGCTACGCGGGCGTACCGCCTACGCCGGGTTTGACCTGGCGGCCAAATTCGACCTCACTGCATGGGCGCTGGTCATCCCAGGAGACGAGCCGAAAGAGGATCCGGCACACATAATGTGGCGGTTCTGGCTGCCCGAATCCGGGCTGGAACGACTTGATCAGTTTCACGACGGCAAGTTCACCCGCTGGGCGAAACAAGGCTGGCTGACCATTACTTCCGGCAGCGTCATCGACTACGACAAGGTGATCGACGACATAGCCCAGGATGCCAAGGAATACCGCATCGTCGCTGCCGACTGCGACGAGTGGAGCATGTGGCCGATCATCAACCGCATCGGTGACGCCCTCAACCTTTCTATCGACGAGGGCGAACTCACCGCGTACCGCAACACGTACGATCGCATGAGTCCCGGGATGACAGACCTCATGGGCACCGTCAAACGAGGACTGCTGCGGCACCATGGCAATCCGGTGGCCCGCTTCTGTTTCGACCAATGTGAAGTCCGTATGGCGCCTTATGATCCCAACCTCATTCGTCCAGAGAAGCCTGAACGGGCCCGGGACAAAGCCCGCATCGACGCCGTCCCCGCCGCCGCTATGGCCGTCAACGCCTGGAAGAGCCGGGAAGGGATCGACCCGTACCAGTCGGCGTATGAAGACGGCAAACTCATGGTGATTTGATCCCCTTCCACGCAATGCCGGCCACATACACGACGACGATGGCGGCGGCAGCCCCCACCGCCCCAACGAGCAGAAGGGGATCCGCCCGGATGGACCACAGCGCCGCCGCCAAGCAAAGAATGGCCAGCAAGCAGGCAAACGCCGCCAAGATCAGATCACCGGCGCCGAGAGGTGCCACCTTCCGGCGCAACGGGGGTCTCTGCTGGCCACGGGATGTGCGGGTTGGAGACTTCACAATCGGAACAACAGTGCAAACATTCGACGTCGGGATGCCTGCCCCGATGCCACGCCGTAGCAGCCCTCAGCCGCTTGTCGAGTAGCTCCGCCCCAGACGGCTCTTCCATAACCCCATTCTTGTTCGATCACCGCACATCCTGCACATTCCCGACCAGGGCATCCGCCGACACCGTCCGCGACGCACACGGGATACACAACGGCACTACATCCTTACGGAAGAGCACCCGGAAACCGTCATCGTCCAACCAGCACCACCGCCGGCACCCCCCACACCGGGTCTGACCGGCAGGCCTAAAATCCGGCTTGGTGTTATCGACCAGCCCCACCACCAGCACAATCACAGCCGGCCACTCCTCAACACTTACACGACTCCGTATGGTGGGCGGTCTTCAGATTCACTTCGATCTGGGTGATCGGGGTTTCGAGTTCGATCATCCACATGCAGTAGGTGCACTCGACAGACAAGTAGACAAAGTGGTCGGTGGCCACAATGTCGAAGACGAACTGTGGCTCCCGCTCCGGCTCGGTCACTGGCACACCTTCGCGTGGTTGAGGGCGGCCAACACCAGGTCGCCCAGGTTGAACGGGGGATCAATCCCACCGATCCAGTCGCACACGTCGCATTGAATGACGAGGAATTCCTTGGCGACGATGACGGACCTGAAGTTCACCAGCGGGGCCGCACTGATCAGATCTCCGAAGGCGTTTTTCAGCGCCTCCCCCTCGACCGGCTCAATGACCAGGGTGTCGACGCCCGAGTAGTAGCGAACCTCGGCGATCGGGACCAGCTCACTGCCGATGGCGACCCTCAGATCGTTGTCTCGGTGGATGGCCAGGAAGTTCGCGACTTGCCTACTGGTGAGGCACTTCTCGGTCATCGGTCCGCCTTCGCGTCGTGGATGACCCAGGCGACCAGAATGAACCCGACCAGGAACACCCAAAAGCCGACCTTTGCCGCATCCCACCACAACACCCAGTACGCCTTACGCAGGGGAGTCACCTTGCCCTTCGTCGTCTTGTAGTCCTCGTTGGCCTGCCCCAGCTTCGCTTTCAGGTAGCCGAACGAGAACACGGTGGAGCTGATCAACAGTGCGATGAGGGTGCCGAGCAGGGCCGGACTGGTCTCACCACTAGCCCCGGTCACCGGCGCCGCCGCGGGGTGTTCACGGCGATGTACACGGTGCCGATGCACAGGGTCAGGCCTAAGAAGGTCATCAGGAGTCCATCGTTGCTGAAGGCGAACAACAGCCCCGCCATCCCCGCCGTCAGCAGGAACACCCCGATGAATCCGCTGATGGCCAGGTAAAGCCGCCGCGAGGTGGTGTATTGGTCCACTATCACCCCTCCACCGTAGATGACGAGGCCGCTACTGCGCGCCACCTGTACGCCATTTGAGTGAGGGCGCCGCCAGGCGGCGGGGAGGCACGAGCCGGACCCAACATTGGCTCCAACCCAGCGACGCCCTCAGCTAGTGGCGGGGGTGCCATCGACCTGCCGCAACAGCCCACCGAAGACTCCGGCCCAGGGCGATCCCCGGTGGTCTATGGACCGACGGCACCCCCCATACGCGCAAGACCGCACCCAGGTCCGCGCTCGATATGTGGGGCGACCGGGGCGAGAGTGGCATCCCAGTGCGCCCAACCAGCCCAAGCGCACTCGCCCCGGTTCTTCTCCGGCTGTCCAGGCCCCAAGATCTCTTTAGGATGCGCGGCGGGCCGGAAGACGGTGCCTGCGGTTGCGTCTTCCGGTAGCCGCCGCGCCCCTAAATGACACGGCACTGCCGTGATTTCCCCTTCCCAACGGCTCAACGTCGGGTCTGCAGGAGACCGCCCACCGCTGGCCCCTCCGGACCGGGCTGAGTGATCGGCGGAGGGTGTGGACGGTCTCCTCGTTGCGCGGGCCGGATTCGAACCGGCGGCCTCCGGATTATGAGTCCGACGAGCTACCACTGCTCCACCGCGCGCCGGACGGGACCCTCTAACGCTTCATGAAAGAGGGGCCCGCCGTGAGGGGCTAATCGCTGGAGAACGGGCCGCTGTGGGGTGGCCGTATCTCCTGAACTGGCTCCGGCACAAAGCATGCAATGCACCACCCGGGCACCGCAAATCCTGTCACCCATTTGGAGCAACCCGACATGCTCTCCCGCTGGCCCGTCTATGAACGGGTCCTTGTCAACCTCCTCGAAGGCACCGCCGTAGACGGCGTCCTCATCCGCAAGTCCGGGCCGCTCATCGTCTTGTCCGACTGCACCATGTACTCGCCCGGCGCCGAACCCACCCGCCTCGACGGGAACATCTACATCGAACGCGACCAGGTTTTGTATTTGCAGACGGCGCCCGCCAAGACGCCCGTCACCTAGTCACCCGAAAGGAGTACGGGGTGCCTTTCGTGCTGACCCAAGGTGCCATCAAGCGGGCCCAACCCGCCCCGTCCATGCTCGGCTACGCCATGCCCTCCTACATGCAAATCGGCGCCGAGCAATACCGCACCTACGAACAAATGTGGAAAACCCAACCCGCCCTCCGCACCGTCATCGAATTCCGGGCCCGCAACGTCGCCCAACTCGGATTGGACGTTTTCGAACGCACCGGCGAAACCGATCGGAAAAAGGTTCGCGATCATCCACTGTCGAAGATGCTCAACAACCCGTGGCCCGGCTCCAAGTGGACCAAATACCGGCTGATCAACTGGACCGTCCAAGAGTTTTCCATCTTCAACTCCGCGTTCTGGGTCAAAGGCAAAGCCGACGGCGCCAACGGGGTCCTGCCCATGCCCCGCCGGTTCATCGAACCCGTCGGCCCCAACATCTACTTCCCCGACAAGTACCGGATCACCGGCTCCCGCGGCACCCGCGACATCGACCCCGACCAGGTCGTCCACTTCTACGGCTACAACCCGGACAACCCGGCAGACGGCTGGTCACCGATCGAAACCCTGCGGCAAATCCTCGCCGAGGAGACCGCCGCCGCCACCTACCGGGAACAGATGTGGCGCAACGGGGCCCGGATCTCCGGCTACATCACCCGCCCCGAAAAGGCACCACGCTGGTCCGACACCGCCCGGAACCGGTTCAAAACCGACTGGGGTGCCTACTCCTCCGACATGGCCGCCGGCGGCACACCCATCCTCGAAGACGGCATGTCCTGGCACGAAGGTGGCATCACACCTCGCGACGCCCAGTACGCCGAAGGCCGGCAACTCACCCGCGAAGAGGTCGCCTCCGCCTACCACATCGACCCCTCCATGGTCGGCCTGTCCAAGAACGCCACCCAGTCCTCACTCTCCGAGCTGCGGCAAATGCTGTACGCCGACGCGCTAGGGCCGCTGCTCGAAATGCTGCAGCAGGACATCGAACTGCAGCTCCTGCCCGACGTCGACCCGTCCGGCGCCGAGAAGACCTACGTCGAGTTCAACCTCAAGGCGAAGATGCAGGGCTCGTTTGAAGCCCAAGCCGCCGCCATCTCCGCCTCCGTCGGCGGGCCCTGGATGACCCGCAACGAAGGCCGCGCCCTCTACAACCTGTCCGACCTCAAAGAAGCCGAA